ATCCACATACGGAACAAGATTCAATGTCCGACTTAGCTATGGAACGAGCTTACGAATGGTATACCTCAGGTCCTAGACAAAGATTACAACCTGGTGGTTCAATCTTATTAGTTATGACACGATGGGCAGAAGACGATTTGACTGGTAGATTATTGAAGGCTCAAAAAGAACCAAAAGCAGATAAATGGAAAACAATATCTTTTCCTGCAATTTTACCAGATGGTAAACCAGTTTGGTCAGAGTATTGGGAGAAAGAAGAATTAGAAAAGATCAAAGCATCATTACCTATTAGAAACTGGTCAGCACAATATATGCAAGAACCAACATCTGAGGAAGGAGCTATTCTTAAAAGAGAATGGTGGCAACCTTGGAAAGAAAACAGTATGCCTAATTTAGTTCACGTTATACAAAGTTATGACACAGCGTTTAGTAAAAAAGAAACTGCTGATTATTCTGCCATAACTACTTGGGGAGTATTTTATCCAGATGAGGTAACACCTAATTTAATATTATTAGATGCTATTCGTGGAAAGTATGACTTTCCAGAACTCAAAGTTGTAGCTATGGAAGCATATAAATACTGGGAACCAGAAAGTATTATAATAGAACAAAAAGCAAGTGGTGAACCTTTAACACAAGAATTTAGAAGAATGGGTATACCAGTTATTCCATTTGTACCCAGTAAAGGTAATGATAAATTTACTAGAGTAAATTCTGTTGCACCGATTTTTGAAAGTGGAGCAGTGTGGTTTCCTTATGGAGAAACATTTGCAGATGAGGTGATTGAGGAATGTGCAGCTTTTCCACATGGTTCTCACGATGACTATGTAGATAGCACAACACAAGCTCTGTTACGATATAGACAAGGCAACTTTATTGAATTATACTCTGACTATGTGGACAACGAAGACTTACCACCTAAAGCATATAATTATTACTGAGGATAGTTATGACCAATATTAAAATAAAAAAAATTGACCCCTTAAGTGAAAGATTAGATAAAGCTGGATTAAGAGGAGGATTTGGTAAAAGTAAACCAACTTTAAATAAAAAAGATAAACAAGTGATAGATGCTTTTTACAAAGGCAAAGAAGCAAGTAGTAATAAATTAACTTCAGATGGTAAAACTTTAGTAATAATGGGTTTAGGAAGACAGAATATAGCAAAAAGAGATAAAGGAGAGTTTGGTGATTTTAACATTACAGCTAAACCAAGTGGTAGAACAACACAAAGCATATTAAGATATATTAAAAAAACTTTTCCAAAAGACAGAATTAAAAAAGACGCTACAAAAATGGTAAAGAAAAAAAACAAAGGTGGATTACTTGTTACACCTAAATTAGCAAAAAGAGGGTACTAATGAAAAAAATCAAAAGAAAAATAAAAAAATCTATAAGCTACATTAAAATACAATTTGGTAAGGTAAAGAAAAGATTGTTTGGGAAACTGTGTAAGTGTGGTGACAAATGACACCAGAACAAAGATTACAAAGAGATTATGAAAATTTATTAAAGGCGAAAAAAAAGTCTAAATCCTCTAAACAAAAAATTCTAGAAGATGAGTCTAGAGCTAAAAGAGGACCTGTAATAAAAAAAGAAGAAGTATTAGCAGATAGCTATCAACCTGAAAGTGATGTGGTTGTACCTGACAAAAAAGAAAAAGGTTTCGGTGATAAAGTAGCTATGTATGAATCTATTACTGGTCAAAGTGCGTTACAACCTTTAAGAGATTTAATAGACGGACCTCAAGCTCCAGATATGACTGTACCTGATTTAGTATCAGAAGTTCGTAATAGAGTAGAATTACAAAAACAACAATTAGCTGCTTCACCTAAAATGTATCCTATGTTTTATGAAAGAGCTAAGAAAGGTAAATTTATTAAAGTAAAAACCAAACTTGGTAGAACCAGAAAGACAAAATTATTATGATTGAAGATGAAAACAAAGAAGAGGTCACTGAAGAAACTGAGGGTGGATTAGTAGAAGACGAAGAAGTTAAAGTAGATGTACAAGAACCAACTGATGTCGAAGAGGCACTAGAAGAAGTAGTTGAGGCTCAAAAAGAATTTTTTTCTAACCTAGCTGAAGATATGGATGAAAGAGTTCTTAGTCGTATCAGTGGCGATTTATTGGAAGACTATAAAAAAGATAAAGAGTCTAGAGGTGACTGGGAAAAGTCTTATACATCTGGTTTAGACTTATTAGGGTTTAAGTATGATAATGAAAGTAGACCGTTCCAAGGTGCGAGTTCCGTTACGCATCCACTATTAGCCGAGTCTGTTACACAATTTCAAGCACAAGCGTACAAAGAATTATTACCAAGTGACGGTCCTGTTCGCACACAAGTCGTGGGTGACGTAACACGAGACAAGGAACAACAGGCACAAAGAGTAAAAGAGTTTATGAATTATATGTTGATGGATCAAATGGAAGAATACACTCCAGAGTTCGATCAATTATTATTCTATCTTCCGTTAGCAGGCTCAGCATTTAAAAAAGTATATTACGATGAAGTGATGCAAAGAGCTGTATCGAAGTTTGTACCTGCTGAAGATTTAATCGTTCCTTATTATGCAACAGATTTGAAAGACTGTGAACGTATCACGCACCTCGTAAAAATGAACGAAAACGATATTTTAAAAAAACAAAGAAACGGTTTTTATAGAGATGTAGAAATATTACCTTCTCGAACAGAAGATAGTGAAGTGCAAGATAAATATGATTCTATTGAAGGAGTTACACCAAACGGAGAAAAGGATTATCAGTTTAATGTATTAGAGATACACGTTGATTTAGACTTAGAAGAGTATGCAATTGAAAACGCAGATAAGAATGTAAAGATACCTTACATAGTAACGATTGATGAAGGTTCACAAGAGGTGCTATCTATTTATCGTAACTACGATATGAACGATCCGTTGTTTCAAAGAAAAGAATTTTTTGTACATTACAAGTTTTTACCTGGTTTAGGGTTCTATGGCTTTGGTTTGATCCATATGATTGGTGGATTATCTAAAACAGCTACAGCTGCTTTAAGACAATTATTAGATGCTGGCACATTAAGTAACTTACCTGCTGGTTTTAAGTCACGAGGTATGCGAATCAGAGATGATGATCAACCTTTTC